GGTTGTTTGGATTAACTTAGTAAAGTTTTCAAAACCCATTTCACTTGGGTCTTTATCTTTTAATTCTACTAAGTAAACCTCTTTTCCTTCATTTAATAAATCCTCACAAAATGAAAGAGCTTGTTTAATAGCATCTTTATCTAATGCTATATATATTTTTTGTACTTGTGAAGTAACGAGTTTTTTCTTTAATTTGTCCTGAATGTTTTTGCCTAGTAATGGTATTACATTACGTTTAATGGCCATCATATCAAATGGGCCTTCACATAAAATAATAGGTACATTCCAGTTTATAAAAAATTCAAATGGAACAATGTTTCTTGATACATTTGGATTCTTATATTTGGATCTAGAAAATTCTTCAAATCCTCTAGAGGTAAAATAATTTAAATTACCTTTTTCATCATATGAAGGTATAACAACCATATTAGCATAAGGTCCATTTTCACAATAGCCAATTTGATATTTTAATATATCATATTTTGTTATACCACGGCGTTTTAGGTAAGCTAACGCGCGTCTACCAATGAGATTATTAGCAGTCACATCAGTCAGCGAAATAAATTCTTCAGGCAATTTAACACGTTCTAAATCAACTTCTGTGTGTTCAGATTTAGAAGTACCTACTAAAGAGTATAGTGATTGAAGTTTATCAGGTGTAACTTCTAGGTGTTTGAATAAACGAGTTAATTTTCTACCTTTAGTATTACATACCCAACAATGCCATGGATTATCACCTTTAGCATTTGTATCCATATTAACCTCAAGTTTAGGTTTATGGTGTTTACAAAATGGACAGTGGTATGCTCTGTTGTTTTTAGAGGTATTTTTACCTTTACCTAAAACAGAATCTACTAGGGTTACTAATAATTGATTTACCATCCCTATAAGATACAAAAGAAAATTTAGGAAACAAAGTCTTTCTTATAAAACTTTCCTAATATGTTATCATTATAGCTATCCACTAATAAAACATTATATTGACACTGGTAGTGTAATTCCCAGTAGGTTAATTCTTTTTTAGTATTGACTAATTTAATAATTTTTCGGGTAAATGGTAAATCACCACCTGTTTTTATCTCAGTAAGTATTTCTTTATTAGAACCCCAGTATGTGGCCCAATCAGATTCCTTTTGTATCCTTTTTGTTGTTGCTTTTCTACCAGGACCTGATTGTTCAGCTAGTTCTTTTTTAGTTAATTTTTTCTTTACATTATGGTAAAGACTTTTTTTACCAATGTAGAACTTACCTGTTATTGTGTTTTTGATTTCATATATGAAACCAAAACAATCTTGTGGAAAATCTTCTATTGTTTTAAATTCTTTGACTTCCACATTTTCATACCAAAACCAGTTATTCATGTTTTAAAAGTTTAAACCTACTTGGATTAATAATTCATTATTAAAGTTTTTATTATATGGTCTGGGGAGTTTAGCTGTTGCCATTAACTCATTATTATCATTGTATAAACCAACAGTTGTGATATATGTCTGAGGATTATTATACCAATCTCTATGGATTATTTTTCCTGAGCTACCTGAGATGAAACTTGGATTCATAGAGTAGTTATATTGGGTATTTCGGGCTCTTATAAAGACATGGTTTGTTGGGGTTACGTTTGAAGTACTAAGAGTAAAATTAGTACTAGTAGCAGCTGCAAGAATTAATCCAGCATCTGGGAGGAAAAGACCTAATGATGCTCCAGTACCGTAACCTAATATATAATTACCATTAACTAAGGGAGCAGGTTTTAAGTCATAAGCTCTACCGCAATTCAAAATTCTAGGGGGAGTTATATTACTATCATCTGTAAGATTTCCTAATTTTATACTACCTGGTTTAAGAGGAAGAGGGATGTTTTTAGATACAGCTATGATAGCAAAAGATGGCTGAGCGGTACCACCCCATGTAATATCAGCGTTAGCATCTCCTACTACTATATTGCGGATAGCCCCATAAACTGCTCGTTGGTAAGCATTGCCATTTTTATTAGCACCTGTTCTACTATATTGTATGTTAGCAGGATTCCCAATAGAATAATTAATAACATCTCCTGAGGTATTATTTACAGTATATGACACAGTCTGTTGGTCAAATGTAGGTGAAACTACGGGATTACCATTAGCATCTCTCCAACATGATATTGAAAGATCATCATTAGTAAAAACAAAATCTTCAGGTGCTATTCTTGTTAATGACATATTATTTATCCATATTAATAACTATATTCATATCAACTGTTCTACTTGTGGGTATCGGTTGACTTAATTTAGCAATAGCTAATAATTCATTATTTGTATTATAAAGACCAATTGAGGTAATATAAGGAGAAAAAGAAGAACCTGTCACAAAATCAACTACATCTCCGCTGGTGTTAACAGGTAATCCATTTGAATTTACTGGGTTGGTATATTCAGAACCTGATAGTAATGTTGGGTTTAATGAATAATTAAATTCATCTGGTCTGATGGAGCATTTATATTGGGTTTCATATACTGTTCTTGTAGGGCGAAAGTTTACTGTGGCTGTAGTACCTCCAAAAGAAGCAGCGGCGCCTTGGTTTGTTATAATTATAATACCATGGGTGTATATAATATTACCTACATACTGTCCCGATGCGTATAAATTACCTTGCCTATCATCAGCGATCCCTCCAAAAGTTACACTTCCTGGTTTTATGTAGTCTCCAAACAATGATTGGGGTATAATACCTACAGCTATCCTATTATCAGATCCAGTTGGAAAACGTCTAATAGGATATAAGCCGCTTTGTAGATAATTATCATATCTACTATTAACATTAGCTGTTTGGCTACCTTCAATTACATTACCTTGACCATCAGTTACTATATAAGGTTCAGAATCATTAGGTAAAGTATTACTATAATATAATTGTTTTATAGAAGCATATACTAATGAGGCAGAAGGCCAAGGAGCAGTATTAGTTAAGTCATTAGTAGATCCATAAGAAGTATTTCTACCTCTAAGAAAAGTAACAGCAGCTGAGTTAAGTGCATCTCCATATACAGTTAAAGGAGATACAATTATATCTTGTGATGTTAATGATTTGAAAGCACCCATTCATTTAAAAATCTAACTTAACACGTATTAAAGCTTCTTTAGTAAAATCCTTCTTAAGTGGTTTTGATAATTTAGCTACAGCTAATAATTCATTGTTATCATTATACATCCCAACAGATGTAATATATGTGACAGGATTCTGTATAAAATCATTATATAAAATTGAACCAGCACTAGCAGAGACTGAAAAGCTAGGATTTATTGAATAGTTAAATTCAGCGTTTCGAGCTCTACAAAATACAAAGTCTGAGGTTACTGTTTCTTCACTTTGAAGAAAAAATCTAGTTATTCTACCTTCAAAATTAGTAGCATCATTAGCAGTATTATTAAAAGGTCTTGTAGGAGTAGAACCAACAGCGCTTGGGTTTAACAATATGACTCCGACATCTGGGTATAAATAACCGAATACTCCTTGTGCTCCAAATGGTCTACCATCTCCAAAACTACCAGATCCTAAAGTGTATCTTCTCCCAGCGTTTGTATAATCAACTGTTGGGGTTATGAGGCTATTATCTGTTATAAATGGGGCAAACGCAGATAATTGAAGTTGAAAACTACCAGGTTTAATTGCTTGTTTATAACGAGCTCTATTAATTACTAAAGCTATAAAAGTTTGATCATTAGCAGCTGGTCCTCCAAAATTAAGAGAAGCACCTTCATCTTCACCTAATAATAAATTTACAAATTGACCATAAACTGTTCTAGAAGGTGATAAACCAGGAATACTGCTATTATATAGGAAAGATCCTGATCCTTTTAAGTCACCATAAGCTATAGCAAATTGAGCTTCAGCATTAGGATTTGATTCAATAAGATTATAAACATTAGTATAATATTGACCACTAGGTCCCCCAGTTTGGCTCGCGTGGGTAACCATAGTGGCAGCTGTTAAAGAAGCTGAGTAGTTGGACCAAGCTGGCGCTGTGAGAGAATCTGCGCTAACTAAAAAATCTTCAGGGTCTAGTCTTTTAAATGACATATTTTAATGTATTAGCAATTTGTATTTTTATTTAATTGTACTGGAATTACTATTCTAGCACCGCTGTCTCTACCAATAACAATTAAAGATGTTGATAATTGAGTTATACCTTCAGGAAATAAAGCATTTGTTGTGGTAGCAGTCATATTAATAGTTGTACCAACTACTGTTTTAGAAACAGCCGCTCCTAAAGTTGTTGTTGAATTTAAAGCTGTAGCTTGTGCTGTGTTAATACCTACACCATTAAAATTACTTAATAATCTAACATCTCCGATGGTAGCTACATATCCTGATGATTCGTATGTTTGGGTACCACCTAAGTAATTAAGTGTTTGAGGAGTGATAGCAATTGAGGCACCTTGATATAATGAAATCACTTGATAACCTACATCTAAAATAGGTAATTTAGAAGTACCTCTAGGAAGGGTGGTTAGTAAGTATTTCATTGCTTGTGTTTCATCAGGAAATGCTTCTAATAAGGGCATATTATCAATAGCAGCTCCATAAAAAGTTGAACCAAGAGGATTATCTGGGTCCCACATTGTATAATCAATTTCATCATCTGCTAAAGCAAATTGTGTAATTCTAAAAGAACCATCATTTCTAGCTAACAATTCTCTACCTTTTCTTGTTAAAATAGCGTCAACTGTAACTATTGAATTATTAAGATATCCCATTTTTTATAGATTATTTTTATTATAAATATTGTAGATTTAAAAATCTAATTTAACACGTATTAAAGCTTCAGTAGTAAAGTCTTTTTTAAGGGGTTTTGATAATTTTGCTACTGCTAATAACTCATTATTGTCATTATATAACCCAACTGAAGTGATGTATGTTGGAGGTGTTTGTACAAAATCATTAAGTGTAACATTGTTTGAGCCTGTTATATTTCTAGTAGAGGAGATAAAATTATTTTGAGTTGAGAAATTAAACTCATGATTTTGAGCTCTACAAAATATATAATTTGAAGATATTGTTTCTTGACTTTGAAGAGTAAGTTGAGTTAAATAACGCCTTAGTCTTACTGAGTTATTATTATTTGTATTATTACCTCTTTGATATACTGGGTATACTGGGTCTAGGATGATATTAAAATCAAATGCTAGTGGGTTTAATATTATAATTCCTATATCAGAATATAAGTAACCATA